TACCTTTTGCAAATGATTTGATTCCTTCGATACCTGCTTCAACAGTTTCGACAGTCCAATTCCAACCATCTCCAATTGCTGTACCAACTGCAGTCAGGAATCCCCAAACACCTTGGAAGAATCCTACGACTGTATCAATTTTCTTTTTGTTTTCTGGATCAGATAACCAGTCAAGGATCTTAAATCCAATAAACTTCATCCCAAGATCCATCAAGAACTGGAAGATACCTCCAGCTTTCTTCTTCATCCCCTGAACAACAGGGTTACCTTTTCTTTTATCTTCTTTCGGTTTTCCTTTTTCTTGTCTACTCTCTTCTGCAGCTGCAGCATCTCTTTGATCTTCTTTAGCAGTTTCTAGAATTCTATCTTGAAGTCTTGCTAAAGCACTCTCTTCAATCTTAAGTAATTTCTCTAGATACATCTGGATTTTTTCCAGATGATTTACTGTCTTGGTTTGAGTATCAGAAGTACTATCAGCACCAACACCACCAGCGGGTGGTAACGCAGCTACAGTCTGTGTTGGTCCACCAGATAATAACTTTTGAGCTCCTGGTTTAGTTCCTGCTGAGAAACCTTTAAATCTTGCCTTTCTTTCTTCTGGTGTTAAATACTCTCCTGTTTCTGGATTGATACCATCAACTCTTGATTTATAATCATCTGAAGTTTTGCCCGTCATTCCTTGGGCAAACTTCTTGAATCCTTGTTTTGCAGCACCTTTTGCTGCTTGACCAGCCATAGCCCTTGCACCACCAGTCGCCGCCCCACGTGCTCCTGCACCTAGTAGACCTTTTGTAAATGCTCCTGCAATTGCTGGTAGTGCCATTAGTTATCTTTGTTGACTTTTAATTCGTTCATTTTCTTCTTCGATATAATCGACAAGCATCTGAACGTAAATTTCTCTTTCCCAAGGCATCATATTTTCTAATTGTTCTAGGTCCCACTTGTGGTGTTGAACCATTACAAAATTTGTTCTGTAATAGTTTTCAAGGGACTCGTGAGCTAGAACTAATCGAAAAAACTCTGTAGACCCTCAATAACAACATCACTCTTTACACCAGTCTTGGGGTTAGTGATTTCAACAGTGTGAGATAGTTTAGGCATCGTTTCAAAGAAATTCTGAACCGACTGGAATTGACTACTATCCATGGTATCCATGAAATCTAATAGTTCTTTCTTGGAAAAACTACTAGATTCGTATACATCCTCACCTTCTACAACTTGATCAATACATCCAATTGTAAGATCAAAGATACTATCTACATTATTACCATCACCTGTGATGTTATTCTTGACGAAAGTTTCCATACTTGGATACTTCATCACCAGAGCAACTTCCTCAGTTAATTTCACAACACGATCATGACCTTCAGGTTTTTGAACTTGAATGTCTTCGATATCAATAGTCACTTCGACTTGAGTTTCGTTGTCATCAGGACAGATGAGATTCAACTTAACTTCTTCACCAACAGACTTACCACGGATATTGAGGAATAGATATTCAATGTCAAAGACTGACAAATCATCTACTTTAACTCCTCTAGATAGAATGCAGTTTTTTAGGATCTGTTTTACAGCTCCTTGCATTTGTTTCTCGTCCTCGGATTCCATGGCAACCAGAAGAATCTTTTCTTCTTTAACTAGGAAAGGACGGTATCTAATCTTTTTTCCTGTGGAAGGAAGTGCCAACTCATACGTTGGAGCGTTTAGCTTTGGTAAAGGCATTACAACAAATAATATAATCTGAAAATATTTATAAGGTTTATCCGAGGGCAGATCTGGTAGGAGTACTAGTCTGTAATGACTCATACTCAAATGAAACAGAGAACTGAGTCATCTGACCAGCATCAGAAGAAAGACTCATCGAGTCAATAGATTTTGGAAATGCATTTTTCATCCTTACGGCATGAACTGCAACGTTATCTTTGAAACCAGTAGTTGCGTCACTCTCACCATTTGGAATAATTCTTCTACCTGGGAGATTATTAGCAAAAGATCTATTCCTTACAGAAGAAGTTGCTCTTTCATATTTAACTACAGTGATATCAGCAATGTACTCATCTTTATATCTAGTTCTTAAAACACCATCACCAGCACCTTGGAATGCTGAATATGGATAAATGACGTTTGTCCATTTGTCAAATAACTTTCTAATATTTGAGTTTGCATCCATCAGAAATGTAACACTAAACTCATTAAAGACTGCACCATAGGCATATTTTAACTGAGGTGTGTTGGTGATTCGGTATTCACTATCAGACATAGTGACACCAGGCATAGTACACTCAGTCGTATATAATCTCATCAACTGTGTGATATCACCTAGGGTTGCACTACCCTCATCTGTTGCTAAATCAAAGTCGTTGGCAAGTTCGTCATACAATAAACTCGATTGATATATGTCAAATTGAATATCATATAAGTTGGCCATACTATAGCCAAACTTACTGACGTTCGCTTTGAACGCATTATAATTTGATAAGACGTTTAGATTTGATACTCTCTCTACGGTCATTGTTGTTTTGCTCCGTTCCAGACTGCTGTTTTACTCGTACCGCCGAAGTCCTCCACGGGTAGGAAGGCAGCAGTTCTGTAATCATCACTATTTATCAGGTACAAGGGAGTTTCCAACCCCTTGAGTAGATAGTTATGATATGCTCTTTTGGGAACACCTGCAAGAACACCGTTCTCTAAGTTTAATACTAGATTCAACCTTGGTCTCAATGCGAGATAATGTAGATTGATACCTCTAAAAGGATCTCCACCACCTGTGATATACACAAGAGGGAATCTATCATAGAAATTTAATCTTGCTGCATAGACTGCCTGATATTCAAACATGTATAACTGTCCTGGTACAGGATTCAGTGTCTCTTCCTGTTGTACCAGATCAGCATATAAATCACTTATCTTAAAAAGAGTTTTCACATTGTCTCGATACCAACCAAATGATCTTGGTTCGTCTCCAGCAGCGTCTTTAACTAGTGAGAATATACTCATACCTTAAGTTCGTCTTCGGTAATTATCATAAAACTCCACTGTCTGTCTTCACAGAATTCGGTTGCGGCTTTCCATTTAGCCTGATTCTTTGCATACTCAGTAACTTCACTGATGTATCTTTTAGTCTGTCTCTTTGGTTTTGGTGGAGGAGCAGTTTGTCTTTTGGGTTTGACTTCAATCAGATACTTTTTGATTTGACCATTCATGTCTTCTACTTTGATATAGAAGTCAACAAAGTATCTGTGAATTCTGTTATCAAGAGGCGACCTGTAAGGAATTACAACTTCTTCACTACCCCATTCAAGAATACTGTCATTTAAATCACAGTATTTCATGAACTTAAGTTCCCATGAAGAACGATAAATGATGTTCTTGTAGTCTCCTCTATATTTCCGAATGTTCCTCGGAATATATCTACCCTTCAAAGTGTTCATATATAGCTATAGGAATAGATCGCATAAAAATATTTATGGCATCGAAGCAGTACCCTATACCAGACGCTCTAGCATTACTTAGTAGTAATGTTAGACGTGAATTGGGCAGCAAAAATAGACTTGTTGGCGATTTGCAGTGGCCTTCGGGTGGTGGATATGATTATATGCAGATTGATATTGTAGAATTTGTAAAGGTATCTCAGATTACTTTTACAACTACTGGAACAGCGGAAGATATTGTTCAGAAAGCAGTAGAGAGTGAGTCAGGTGTATCTAATGATGTAGTTAGTGCTACTAGTTTTCTTGGTAATACACAATCCAAGACAAAGATTAATGCAGCACCACATGGTACAGTGATTTTACCTGTACCAGCAAATGTAAATTATTCTGACAATCCAAACTATACACAGAACTCTGGTATTCTAGGAAAGGTTCTTCCTAAACTAGCAAGTCAAATTGTTAATAACGAAGGATCCGCTGCAATTACAGATACTCTTCAAGCAGCTGCAGGTGCTGGTAAGACTGGTCTTGCAATGGGTGCATTAGATGCTGTTGCTCAGATGGGTGGTAGTTCCGCTAATCAAATCACACAGAATGCATTCGGTAGAATTCAAAACCCATATACCGAACAGGTATTCAACGGTGTAAATATGAGACAGTTTACATTTGATTGGAAACTTGTTCCTAGAAATAGTGGCGAGACCGCAAAGATCAAAGCAATTATCAAAAAACTTAGAGCAATGGCGTTACCAGATTACGCTGCAACTCTTGGTAATGGTGATGATGCAGGATCTGTATCAGATCGTTGGTTGACAATCCCTAAGATCTTTAGAATCTCTTGGCATCAAGGTAACAATGGTGCAGAAATTCAAGCGTTACCAAGACTCAAACCATGTATCTTGACAGGAGTTGTTGTCAACTACACTCCTGATGCTATTTGGGCAACTTATGAAGGTGCAGATCCAGTTGCATACACAATGACATTGAATTTCACCGAAACAGAAATCATTACACAGACCGAAGTAATCAACGAGAATTTCTAAAATGTTTTTCAATTCCCAACCAGATTTTTTATATCCTGATTTCAAGGATAAAAATAATTTTAAACTATCGAAGAACTTATTTCGTAGAGTAAGAGCTCGTGATGGTTATAATGCAGTGTTTAGTTCTTCAGTTCCTTATACTATTCTACCAGGAGAGACTGTAGAACAACTTTCATTCAAACAATTCAATGATTCTAGTTATTATTGGACTATTTTGTTGTTGAATAACATTACAGATATTCATTCTGAATGGCCTATGGCACCTGATGAATTAGAAGACTATATGGAAACAAAATATGGTGCTAGTAACATTGATAAGATTCGTCACTGGGAAACTGATAAAGTAGTTGATAGTAGTTTGGGTGAAGTATTAAAACAGGGTGTGATTGTTGAGTATGCAGAAACTACTACACAACAAGCATCTGGATATTTACCTGACTGGTCGTTTGAATATTATACAGACAGCACAACCAATGGTGTAAGAACACAAGTTGTGAACACTGTATCCGCCGCACAAGGTCTTACTGCAGTTACTAATAGAGAGTATGAATACGAACAGAACGAAAAGAAAAGAGATATTATTATTCCCAGAAAGAGATACCTAAGTCTATTGGAAGAAGAACTAGAGAAGTTGCTTGAATATAATACTGACTATAAAGTTAGTAGAGAAGGTCTAAGAATCTCTGAACCATTCGTCAGATCATAAAAAAAGAGGGGTGGTTAACCCCCTCATTAAAGCGATATTCCTATTCGTAGAGTGTCACGCACGAAAGAGTGACACAACTATTTATCATTCTTCAGCAAGACGAGCGAAGTAAGACATTGCATCCTCTTCACTTTCTTCTGCAGTCATCTGAGGAACTACAGATGTAGGTGTGATATCAGGAGCGTTGAAACTATCACTAGCGTGATCGTAACCGCGACCTTCGTTCTCATCTTCAGCAGTCTCTGGATCAATACGAGGTGCTTTCTTGGAGTTCAACACAGTATTCATGCGTTTCTCAAGTTCTTCGTAGGTCTTGAACTTGTCTGCAGCAGTCAGTTCTGCGAGAGAATACTGAGACTTGTAGATTGCTTCGAGTTGATCATCATCAAACTTACCAAGAGTTGAAGGAGAATCAAACTCAGACTTGTCATAGTTCCAGTAACCATCAAGTTTGCGAATCTTCAGTTTGAAGTTAGCACCCTTCCAGAAGTCAAAAGGATTGATGGGAGTCTCGTCTGCAAATGCAGGTTGCATTGCTTCAACAATCTTGTCATGGATCTTCTTACCATACTTGTAGAGGAAGACCTTACCTTCGTTCTCAGGATGCAGAGGATCCTGAACAACATAAATGTTAGAGTAGTAGGACAGTTTACGTTTCTGTTTGCGAGCAGTTTCTTTGTCGCGATCAGAACCACTGTTCCAGAGTTGGCGATTCATGTCACCAACAGGGTCAGACTTACCAATGGTAGTCAAAGAGTTTTCAATATACCATCCACCAGGACCTTGGAATGCATGACTAAAGATCTTTGCCCAAGGCAGATCTTCACCATCGGGCGCGGGCAGGAAGCGAATCACTGCATAACCGTTACCTGACTTATCCATTTCTGGTTTCCAAAGGTTGTCATCTCTGTTCGATCCGTTATCTCCAGATGAAACCTTTTCCAGTTCGCGAGTCAGTTTTTCAAAAGCGGAAGCAGAGTCGCGCTTGAGGGAAGAAAAAGACATGTGTGTTCTCCGTATTTGTTAGTATTTGGCTTGTGTGGTGTTGTCCACGAAATCATTATAACAGGTTGTAGGGTGGGAGTCAAGTGTCTCCCATATTAAGTGCTTGTTGAGCTTTGTTGAGGTCTGCCTCCATGGAGGTAAAAACCTCATCTACATCACCATCGTATCCCAAGACTCTAGAGCATTGCTTCATGTGTTGAATGAATTCAAATGCATCATCTTCCTCAGAGTATTTTGCCCTGAAGTACATGATCTTTTGCAGTTCAACAATCCTAGTCATTTTGTCTAGGTATTCTTGTTTCTGCTCCATATTATACAACCCACCCACACTGAGACGCATCATACTTTGATATAGATCAAAGAGTTCTGCAGCTTCAGCACGGATGGGAACCTCATCAAAGAATGCCATCGAGTTTTTGTAATAGGATACGCTTATATTTAGTCTTGTCTATAGAAAGAAAAGGTTCGTATTTCACTACCTTCTTTCTTACCTCTGCCCATACAATAGGTTCCTTGATCTTCTCATCAAAGTCAGGAATATACTTGACCAGAGTATTCAATATTACCATGGATTCTAGAGTTACTCTATCACCAAGATACGCTTGCAATAGTATAGGATGATTACCAGATTTACAATCAAATAAATCTTCAAAATTACAGATGTCAATGAGATAATCTATATCATTCTCAAACATGAATGTCATAGATTGAATCTTTTTCTTCCAAGCATTATATGTGGAAGAGTTGTATACAGATAGATCACCAATCCATGTACTACTATTCTCTACAAAATGAGACACAAAGAACTGTAAGATAGTATCTTTGTCAAACTTAGTAGCAAGTTTCTTGAAAAAGTATCTGTCTTTTCTTTTTTCAAAGGACGACTCAGATGCCCTTGACTTCCCATTGAAAGTAAAGTAATTGTAGTCGTCCTTTGTAAAATGTAATTTGATTGCTAGATAGGTTTTGTATACTTCAAACCCCGTCACAGCGGCAGTTTAGCGCGAGTGGTTCGTTTGATGCAATTCAATCTCTGTGCGTCAGCACGGATCTTTTCTTTGAGTGGTTTGGAAATCAGTTTGTTGACAGACTCCAACTCAATCTGGTTTTCTTCGCAGTAGCAAATGATAGCTTCGATGTAATTAAGTTCACCTTTGCAGTCACGAACAATCTCTTCGATCTCTAGAGAGAACTTAGAGGCAGTTAAGAACTTACCCTCGAGCAAGTTCTCTAGTTCGTCCTTTTGTCTACTCATTAAACTCTTTCCAGTTACGGATGTACTGCATAAGTAATCGAATATACTTTTGTTTGTCGTACTCTTCATAGACAGCGCACTCTCCATTTTCACATGACATAATGATAACAAGTTTTTTGACTGAAATACCAGTCAGTTCATACAACATACAAGCATATCCAACAGCTTGTACGAAGTAATTCTCAATCCATTCTCTAGGTTTTGGTTCCTTTGAAGTCTTGAAGTCAACTATAGCGAGTTCACCGTTGTATTCTGCAATGCAATCAACAGTTCCTGCTACGCCAAGTCTCTTACTATATAGGGACTTTTCTAAAGCGTGGATTTTGTTTAGGTTGTTTAGTTTTGGTTTAGCAAACTTAAACAAGAACTCAGAGAGTGGTTGTTTCTCTGGGATTGGTTCGTTCTTTAAGTAGTGTTCAACCAGTGTGTGCATATCAGTCCCACGACTTGCAGCACGACTAGAAATTTTGTTTGCTTCCGCTTCACCGACTTTACGGCGCCACTTTGCAATTGCTTTTCTAGATTGGAAACTAGTAACCGTGGTGATGGAAACTAATTTAGTTACATCATCATCAGGTAATCGATAGTATCTCTTACCGTCGATCTCTTCGCGTTTAAGTTTAGCAGGGAGATCGAGTTCAACATGTTCAAACATCAAAATCCTGCTTCAATTTTTGCGACAAGATAACTTCGGACCAGACCAGAACGAACAATGTCTTGGATATTGAATTCAATACAACTGAACTCTTCCATGTTCCGAATGATACTCATGAAATTTAGAATACCATTACGTTCGTTAGTCTTCTGAAGGTCGGACTGTACGGCATCACCAGAGAAAATAATCTTGGTGTCTTGACCACACCTTGTAATTATACTATCAAGTTCGTGGAAATTCAAGTTCTGCATCTCATCAATGATAACAATAGAGTTATCGAGAGTAGTACCACGAATGAAACTAGTAGACCAGAAAGAAATAGTTTCCTGTTCTTTCAGTTTGTCATAGAGAATGTCAAAGTCTGAATCAGAAGGCATCTCGAACATGTATTGAACCATGTTCTTATATGGAATCTGATACAATGCAGCTTTGTCATCATGGTCACCAGGAAGGAAACCAATCTCACGGGTTGCTACAAGAGATCTGACGATATAGATCTTCTCATAGGGAGTGTTCTCATCCAGAACAGACTTCAGTGCAAGATACAGAGCAACAAATGTTTTACCTGTACCTGCAGCACCATAGAGACAAAGGTTTTTGTCTTTAGTCCACTCCTCAAACACCTTGTCTTGTGTTGGGGTAAGTGGCGAAATGTCAAGAAGTTGATCACTATTGATCGGTTTCTTACGACGCATCACCTTTGCGCTAGTATCAGCGAGAGATTTTTTCTTTCTTGGCATAGTTTTGTTTAGACTTCAAATGTGGCGCCTGGGTGGTGGTTCTTGATATTCGTCAAGACATCTTTGAATCCACCGTCAACTTTGTTTTTCCATTCACCAGCTTCGGCGACGCCTGCAACCCCTGCAGACCAATCTTTATCCCAGTCTGGATTCTCATCCTTCCAGGTGCAGTATTCCTGCATAGACATTCGGAGTTCTTGTTTTTCTCCAGTCACTTTATTGACAACAGGGTATGTGGGCATAATCTTAAATGGTGTAGTTTTATTTAGTGCAGTGGTCTAGTGAAAGTTTCAGAGACCGAATCTTTGGCACCCATGACTTGATACAGATACTTTGCAGCGGATTCTGGTTTAGTGTGATCCCCGCAAGTAAATACATCACAGACAGCCATACCTTTTTCGGGCCATGTATGTATGCTGATATGTGACTCAGCAAGTAAAGCAACTGCAGTGACTCCTTGTGGATCAAACTTGTGTGATGACAAGTCTAGAAGTGTACT